GTGTCCTGTGTCGTGCTTAAAAACTCGGTTTTGGTTTTGGTTTTCGTTTGCGTTTTTCTTTTTTCGGTGGCGCGTTGGCTTCCGAGTTTGCCGCCGTGTGATCGGTTGCAGTGTAGGTGTGCGATTCCTGATCCGTCTAGGCCGGGGGTGAGGTCACCGGTGAGGGCTAGGGGTGGCTCATGGTCAGCACTTGCACCCTGGGGGTGCGTTCTTGGCAAGGTCATGTCGACCGGGTAGCCGCAGCGAATGCATGTTGGTTCACACTTTGCGAGCACCTGTTTAACCCAGTTGCGGTATGCACTGGTACTCCTACCCCTACTGGTACTGGTGGTCACGCGTTGGCCTTTTGTTTGCCCATGATGATTCGGGATATGGCCTCTTGTGGGTAGCCTTTGGCTCGGGCTTGGTCTGCTCTCATTAGTCGGCCTGTTAGTTCTTCGCGGCAGTACATGCAGGGCCATGTTCCTTTGGTGTTGTCTATCCAGCCTTTGTAGCAGTTGACGTGGTCGCATGGGCATCCGGTGCGTGTGCAGTGTGTGTCGTAGTTGCTCATTGTGTTTCTCCTCTAGTGGATCGGCGCGTCCTCGATCTTGATGAATCAAGACCGCGCCTCTGTGGTTGTCGGTTTTCGGGAATACTCACCCTACCTACGAGGTCGGGCGTGTCGCCTGTGCTACGCAAGGCCAGTGCTATTTCCTCCGGCATACTGGTCAATTGCCTACCCTTTCAAGATCCGAGCGCAAGGGCATCACGCGCTACTCCTCGCATCATGGCGGGTTAGATTGTAGATGGTCTATGAACTGGGACGCTGTGTGCTTATCAAGGTCAGTGATGGAAGCGACTGCCTCGCTCATGTGCCCGGTGAGATACTCATTGACTTTGGCTAGTTTGTCGAGATCCTCTTTCACGCCCTGTTTTCCTAGGATCGCGTGAATCGCTTTGACTTGTGCAGCTGTCGCCGGGTACATCGACGAACCTTTGCTTGTGGCTCCTAGGCTGCGAGCACCTTCCTTCTCAACAAATTGGTGTGGTTCTTGTGTAGTCCACGGGTCGTCCGGGTCGGCCTCTGTTGTTCGCATGACTTTCTTGCGTTCAGTGGCGTGTTGGATCTCGTCGAGTGTGGCAATACTGGCGTCCACACCGATTCCCAAGGCCCCGATGCACCGCCCCCAACAACTCGTTTCAAGGTTTTGCAGCTCTGACCCGCGAGTGAACGGTGTCGTACCGGGGACTATTTCCCACGCCGTACCAATGCCGGGCCGTGGGTCGTCGGGTGTGCGGTAGGCATATGCCCTGCCTATAACCCATTTTTTGCCCTCAACTTCGACAAACTCCGGTGGATCCATTTGTAAGGATCCATCCGGATATGCGGCCTTGAACAACTTTATTCGGCTAGGTACGTCTATGTACCCGTCGAGGTTGTATCCGCTCATCCTCGACCGCCTAGGCGTCCCCATGCGAGTCCGATAGTGAGGCCTACGGCTAGGCATATAACACCTAATAGTTCGTTACTCATGCTGTCCGCCTCCAGACCCGAATGGAACGGCTGTTATTAGACTCCCGTGTGCTTAACACGTAGTTACCTTGTGAAGCGATGAGGCCGGCTTGATGCCATGAACGGAATAGCGCGCCAACTTGATTCGACGAACCCGCCGGTAACCCTATGTGCTCGATCAAGTCATCCGCTGTCATGAGGCCACCTATGGCGATGTTTTTGCGGTAGATCGTCGCTAACATCCGCCATTTAGGGTCAATCATGGCTAGCGTATGGGCGTCCTCACGATTGAACCGTTCGCAATATGTGCAGAGTAGGCCAGTGCATGAGTGCGGCGGCATGTCTAGATTAAGGTCGCCGATATGGTCAAAGAGTGCTGGCTGTTCTTTCATTGTTCCCCTTTTCGTCCTAGTGGCTAGTGTGTTGAGTGGCCGCGCCACTAGAAACGCGGCCACTCGAAGACATCCCCGGCTCTCATATGGTCGAGGTCTGCGGCTTCCCGTCCGCTGGTATGTCCGTGGCCCTATCTTTATGATCCGGTGCCGCACTGTCAAGCACTTTCACGGATTCGGCGTGTTAGGCATGATTTCAGGGCTCCACCTATGCGACGTGAACTCACGGTAACTTAGGGTCGGTTTACCGTCCCTAAGCACTATGAGGACTTGCCCATGAACGTCTAAATCGCTCATCTCGAATACGTGGTAACTGGTTAGCGTCCGTGTCTTGTTAGGTTCCCATGATACGTGGTAACTGGTCAGCATCCGTGTCTCGTCAGGTTCCAATGATCCGCGCCCCTTCCATTGTCCCAGGCTGTATAGAAGGCTCGGTCTTGGTAGTAGCGGTTCCATTTTTGGATCGGCTTTTCCCGTAATGCGCGAATGTCCGCGGCTAAACCGTCCTTCGAGCTTTTCGATTCTTTAAGCATCATCCATGTCAGGCTTACCCGCCATTGTGAATCTAGGAATTGATATGCGCCAGATGCCGTACTAATCGACGACCGGGCCCTATAGTTAGACCGGGATTCCCTGTGCATAATGCACTTACGAACCCCTGCCCATTTCTTGTGGTAATGCTTCCCCGTGTACAAACTAGGCTCGTGGCCTTTCCAGTCTTTCGCTTCGTCGGAGTTAGCCACGCAAACCGGTGCCGTTATTAGTGCCGCACAGAGCACGATCTCGCCTAACATGCCGGCTCGATGACTGTGACCGTGCTACTTATCCGGGTGCGTTTGCCCGTGTACGAATGCACGGATTCAAGGTTGATTCTTCGTTGTCCGCCCGGTGTGGTAATAGCGTCTATCTGGCCCGCGTCCGCGTACCTTCTAATCGAGTCCCGGCTCACACCGAGTAATTCGGCGGCTTCGCCCGGTTTAATATATTCGGTCATGTGTTCCCCTTTCGAGGGTCAGAGTACCGCCTATGTACGTGCTTTTCGTGCTTTCCTAAGATCGCGTGTCCAACGCGCTTTTTTGATCGGTGAACGCGTAAGGATCGGCAGTGGGAATACTGACCCGTCCCGGTCTGCGTAGCTCGTAAAAGATACGTGTATGTGGGCTGTGTGGCCCCAGTTGCCGTGCCGCCATGTCCACCACGTTTTCCGGTAGGTACCGGACGCTATCCGGTTCTCGTAGACAACGTATTTCAGTCGGTTAGCCCCGGGTAGATTCGAGGATCCGTAGTCGAGCAACTGGTTAGCGAATATTCGTGCTGTCCTGCCGTTACGGTTTCGGCCTTTGCCTAGGTTCTCATCGACGTCGATCGCGTGAACGATGCCAGCCTTATTCGGATTATGGTCGGACGCTCGTGCAGCGTGTGCACTGTCGCCTACCCAGCCGTCGCTACGCTTCGAACGCTTAGGCCACCTGTGATCTATCTGGTCACGTAGGCGAGTACCACCTTTACAGAGTTTCGGCATTACTGTGCCTTCCGTAGCGGGGGTCGTCACCGTTAAGCGCGTTAATAATCACTGGGATCACTGCGGCACCGAGAGCCACAATAAGCGGGTGAACGTCCGCTGTCATGAGCCATGAGAGTACCGCGCCTAGTGCAGCTCCGCCCGCAATTTTTACGAGGGAACCTTCCCACGTTTCGGCAAGCCATTTCTTAATCATTGTGTGTTCTCCATTCGGGCTATGAGCCGGTCGACTTTTTGGGCGAGGTCGGCGAGTGATTCTCCGCCGTTCCGGTAGCCGGGTTGAATTGGCATGGTGGCCTTTTTGATTTCGTCGCGTACCACGTTACGAATAAGCCACACTAGCCCGGTGCCCATAAGTGCGAGGATTCCCAGCACTGTTGCCACGATTCCTACTGTGTCGCCGACGTCCACGCGTTAGCCTTTGAGTTTGGCGCGGACTACTGCCCGGGCTCGGTCTGTCTGCGTAGCGGGTTTGGCCGGTTTCGGTGCTGCTTTTTTCACCGGCTTTACTTCGGTTTCCGGTGCTGTGTCCTCGTGTAGTTCTTCCTCAATTTTGCTCACTGGGGGTCTCCTCTGGTTGTGGTGGTGCTGTGAACTCGTCAAGGTCGGGGTCATAGGTAAATCCTTGACCTGCGTAAGTGCCACGGAAAGCGCCGGTCTCTGACGTTTGCAGCCACTCGCCTTCGATCCCCCATGATGCTATCAGGGTTCGCCCTGTCGCTTCACTTTCTGGGTAGGTCTCGCCCGTGTCAACGACGATTACTTGCTGGACTGTTCCGTCGGTTATTTCTGCGAAGTATTCCATTACACGACCACCCTTACTATTACGACTCCCGAGAAACCGGCACTGGCTGGGATCTCGCCACCGTCACCAGAATTGTTGACGCCCGTCCAATAGGTTCCATTTGGATCAGTAGCAGATCCATCGCCGTAACCTCGGCCGCCCGCTGCGCGGTTCACGCTCGCGCCCGTGAACGTTGATTGGATACCGGGGCCGCCTGTCCCGACACCCGCCCCGTCTAGGCCTTGACCGCCTTGCCCGCCGCCACCAGAGTACGTCCCTACTCCTGCTTGCCCTCCACGGTAGCCTTGGCTGTACAAAGCCGCGCCGCCGATAGTGTTAGCCGCTCCACCGCCGCAGCCGCCTGCTATACCTTGATTCCACGCGATAACTCCACCACCTCCCCCGACTGCAAGAGCGACTCCAGTGTTTAGAGTTGCGCCCACAATTGTGCTTGGTGATCCGTTGACACCGGAGGCTCCACCCGCCCCCACTGTGATCGTGTAAGTCTGAACCGTCAACGAAACTGAGATTTGCAGTAAACCGCCCGCGCCGCCCCCTGTGGCGTTAGAACCGCCGCCACCGGCCAGCACGAAAACCTCCGCGTCACCAGCCGTGTCAACAGTCAAAGTACCCGAAGAATTATAGGTAATGTACTTGTAGTCGATTCCAGCATCCGTGAATGTGCCGGTTGCAGTGTCTGTGAAGTTCGCTGCACCGGCTCCGCTAAAAATTGTCCACGCGGAACCGTCCCACACCTTTCCGATAGGTGACCCGCTTGAATCTATCCACACTTGACCCACGGACGGACTACTAGGTGCCGTGGCCGCGTAGGTTGGTAGTTTGTCCTCGACCTGTTCCGCGAGTGACTCCGAAACTCCCGGGTAGTTAGCCACAAGGTCGCTAGACTCTACGTAGGGAATTGCATATACCGGTGTTACTGCCATGTCTATACTCCTATCAGATCGTCGTTAGTAATGATCTCAAACCATTGAGCGTCCGCGCCGACATCCGCCCACGTCACTGTGCCCGTCACTTCACCAAACTCTAGCATTTGGTAACTGAATCGCGGGTCTGATAATGACAGTGTTAGGACGTGTTGACCGTTGTTATACGAGTCTGTCCAGCCTTCCACTATGCCGTTATACTCCGCGTACGGCCCGGTCGATGGCATTCCCGTCACGATTACGAGCGCACCGGATACGAGCTTTAAGACTTTATCTAGGTCGGTTTCGGATAATTCGTGGGCAAGAATGCTGACTTGTCCAAGGTTCCATAATGGGTTGGCTTGCGCCGTAATAATGTTGGCGGCTCTCGTTGTGGCATCTGTCGAGGTTTTGATCTCGGTCTCTAAACGGTATTCGCG